AAGCCGCTTCCGAGGACGCCATCGCTCAAAACAAACTCGCGCTGCAGATTCAAACATCGACGAACGCAACCGACGCTCAAATCAAGGCCAACGAGGCGTTCATTCTCTCGATGTCTCTGGAAGCTGGTGTAGCCGATGACGTGCTTCGCCCGGCACTTGCTAACGCCGTTCGTGGCACTGGCGATCTAACCACCGCGCAAAACTTGCTCAAGATTGGCCTCGACGGCGCAGCTGCCACTGGCAAGCCACTTGAGACCATTATGAAGGCGCTTACCCAAGCCCAGAATGGCAACACCACATCGCTTTACAAACTTGCTCCGCAGCTAAAGGCAACCAAGGGCGGAGTCGACGACTTTGCCAAGTCGGTTGCAGGCGCAGCAGGAACCGCGGCCAGCCCGCTCGCGAAGTTCAAAGTAGCCCTCGATGAAGCCAAGGAAACAATCGGCGTAGCGTTCTTACCGGTCATTGAGAAACTTGTTACAACACTGGCACCACTCATCACTAAGGTAGCCCCGACTCTTGCGACCTTGATTGAGAAACTAGCTCCAATCTTTATCAAACTTGTTGACGCGCTGTTGCCCTTGGTCGAACAGCTACTTCCACCATTAGTTGAGTTGCTCGAAGCATTACTGCCGGTCATCTTGCCACTGGTCGCGCTGCTTACCGACTTCTTAGTGCCAATCATCAAGAACGTCGTAAAGCAGTTCAAGTTCTGGATTGAAACTTTTAAGCCAGGCCTAACTGCCATAACCACTTTTATCAACGGCATCAAAAATGGCTTCGCCGGGATAGTTAACGCAATCAAGGTGCCCATCAACGCAGTAATCGGATCACTAGAGTCATTCTTTAACTTTGCAATCGGCGGAGTAAACAAGCTAGTCGACGGAATCAACTTCTTGCTGGCCGGAGTCAACGCAGTTACAGGCCTCAAACTAAAAGTTGGCAAGATACCTCAGGTAAAAATCCCTCGCCTCGCTCAGGGAGGAATCGTCATGCCATCGCCAGGGGGAAGCATCGTTAACGTAGCTGAGGCAGGCCAGGCCGAGGCCATCATTCCCCTAAGCAAACTTGGCAACCTAGCCGGCGGCAACACTTACAACATCAATATCAACCGGGCGACTCTGACCGGTGAGGAGATTGTCCAAGCTATTCGCCGTTACGAAGTTAGCCGCGGTAGGTCGGTCGTAATCTAATGGCCAACGATGTATTTGTAATCAGGGACAGACTAAAGATTGAGTTCTTTATTCCAGCACTCGGCACCTTTATCTGGGGAGTAAGCAACTGGGACGACGGCGGACTTTGGGACACTAACCCCTCGAGTGCCGCATGGACAGACTTACTCTGCGAGAGCTTCGACATTCAAATGGTAAGCGGTTGCGATGTCGACTCGGGTATCTTTGTAGCCCCTTCGGCCTCGACCGCGACAATCAGAATGCAAGGCGCAAGCTACGACCCGTTTAGCACTGGCCTGATTCACGCAGGCACGCAGGTTCGCATTACAATCGAGGCTGAGCCTGACTCTAATCCTGGCGACATTACGACTATCTGGACTGGTTACGTTCGTGATTACAGCGCAAGCTACAACCAACAAGGCAATAACATCGTTACCATCCGCGCCGTCGATGGAATGCAAGACTTCCTAAATACCAAGGTCGCGAGCTATGTCGTTGGCTCACTAAATACTCTGCCAAGCGCAGTCATCACCGACATGGCTAACACTTACTGGTATGGAATAGTCCCGAACAGCAACCCGGACATTTACTTCTTGGCTACCAAGACTTACACCAATACCACTGTCGGCGAGATCATAAACGATTGCCTAGCTGCAAGCCTTGGCGCATTGTGGATGGACAGAGACGGCACGCTCAACTATCGCTCCGAGGATGACTTGCAAAACATCATCCAGGCTTACTCGTTTAGTTTCTCGACCATCCACGACCCGGACATCTTTAGCCATATCTGCATGACCGACTTGGTTATGAAGGCCGACTCCAGAGAGCTGCCAAATGAGATTATCGCAACCTACACCACCGGCGGCCAACTTACCCTTCGCAATCAAGACGCCTACGAACTTTATGGCGCAGTCGCCCTCAACGTGGACGTGCCAATCGACAACGCAACCGGCACGCAACTCTGGCTCGACCGACTAGATCTAAAGACAACCATTCGACGCGTGGAAACTTTAAGCTTTGACGCCATCTCAAGACCCGGGCAGCTCTTTTACTGGTGGCTTGTCGACCGACTATTTGACCCGAACCTAGTCACCTACGACATAAACGGCATTTTCTTTACGGACACTTATTTTGTAACACGACAATACGACCGCATTACCCCAACATCGTGGGACATATCACTAGAGTTATGGAGAGGTATCTAAATGGCATATCAAGAGTTTGTATCAGGAACGCCGGCACTGGCCAGCGACATAAACACCTACCTAATGAACCAATCGGTCATGGTGTTTACTAACGCTGCCGCTCGTGACGCAGCTCTAGTCACGCCGAACGAGGGAATGGTTGTTTACCTAACTGCTAACGACCACTTCCAGGTCTATAACGGAAGCGCTTGGGTGACCTTCGACATCGGCTGGCAGGCTTGGACTCCTACGTTTACTAACTTGACTCAGGGTGCTGGTGCTACGACTTCCGCGTTCTATGCACGCATTGGCAAGACAATCGTTGCTCAGGTTTACGTCAGTATGGGCACGACACCTACTGTTGGCGGTCAGTTTTCAATCTCGTTGCCGGTCGACATCGCAAGCTCGCTACGCACTGGCACCATTGGAACTTGCGTTATGCGAGACGCGACTGCTTCGGTGTCTTATCTCGGGTCAGTGTTTGCTACAAGCTCGGCACCATCGGTTGCGCGTATGCAGACCATCGGAACGGCAGGCGCAACTGCCACGCTCTCAAGCCAGACAGCTGCTAGCCCATTCACTTGGGCAACTACTTCGACTTCGTATTTCACGTTCACAATCATGTATCAGGGAGTCTAATGAGCATCTTCATCTGCAGGAAAGCCGACTGCCCCAACGTCGGAATCGTTTATGACTTTGGCGATGACCACCCAGTCAGAGCCGAGTGTGGCGGTTGCCACCAAACCCTACTACCAAAGGAAAACTAATGGGCAACGTATCTAACGCACCATTCCCATCTCCAGCCGAGCCAAAGCCAACCCCAAAGCCTAAGCCTGCTGAAGTAGCCCCCGACGCTGAGTAATGGCTGAGGAATCGCCTCGCGCGACTACCCCGACCCTGCTGGCCGACATAAGCAATCGCCTGGCAGTGATTGAAGCACGCCTAGAAATCATCGGAGATCATGAAGCTCGCATTCGTGACCTCGAGAAGGCACGCTGGCAGTCCGCTTGGATTACCTCGACCGCGACTGCACTTGGCACCTCTGCACTTGTTACCATCATCATGAAAGGATTTGTATGATAAACCCAGCAACTTACAACATCGTTGCGCCGCAGGGCGCTACCTTCGATACCACGTTTACCTTCGAGATAGACGACGAGCCGGTCGACCTTACTGGCTACGACGCCGAAATGATGATTAGAGCCACACCACCAAGCGATTACGTTCTTAGTCTTACCGATGGTGACGGCATAACCCTCGGCGGTGCAGCTGGAACTATTGCAGTCCTTATCTCTGCAACAGACACCGCGGCCATCGAGGCCGGCTCATACCTATACGATCTAAAACTCACATCGGCCGGTGTAGTCACTCGGCTACTTCAAGGCACGTTTCTACTAACCCCGGAGATCACTCATGGCTAACGCAGTAATCATCGTCAACGAAACAGACGCAGTCATCTCGCTAGGCACTGTTGGCCTGCAAGGTGCAACTGGCTCGCAAGGTGCTCAGGGCACGCAGGGCATTCAAGGTATCCAAGGCATCCAAGGTATTCAGGGCGATAAGGGAGACCAAGGTGACCAAGGAGACCAGGGCATTCAAGGTATCCAAGGCATTCAGGGAATCCAAGGCGATAAGGGAGACCAAGGCGATAAGGGAGACCAGGGAGACCAAGGCATTCAA